GACGCTGGACATTACAAAATCCCAAATTCTCTGGATCGATATGGAATGGCTCGGCGTCGGCTCGGTTCGCATGGGGTTCGTCATCAACGGTCTTTTCATCCTGTGCCATACGTTCCATCACGCCAACATGGTCGCAGGGGCGTACATAACAACCGCGTGTTTGCCTGTCCGGTACGAGATCCAGACTCTGAACGGAGCGGCGCCGGCAACCTCGAACCTGACGCAGATTTGCTCGACCGTCATGTCAGAAGGTGGGTCGAACGCACCCCTCACACTGTATTCGAACTTGGCTACGTTCAGCGCGACCGTGGGCGCTGGAACCTGGGTTCCAGTCATATCAGTCCAACTCGCATCCAATCGCCTCGACTCGGTATGCGCCATCAAGCAGGTCGAGGTGGTGATAAAGTCGACGGATGACATCGTACAATGGGCTCTGTGGAGTAATGTCACAGCGGCCAACCTGACGGGTGAGAACTTTTTGGCGGCGCCACCGAGCACGAGCATCCTTGTGGACAAGTCGGCGACAGCCTTTTCAGCAACGACGTGTCAACAGGTGGCATCAGGTCTGGTTGCGGCGCAGGGGAAAACCTCTGGATTGGCTGTCTTCGAGCTCGGTCAGTACTTTTCACAGATTGGCCGGAATTCATTCACGCAGACGAGCGATATATTTACGCTTGCATTTTTCAACAACACTTCACAGGCAACCGTCGATGCTGATGTTCTTCTGAGTTGGCAGGAACTCCTATGAAGGGTCCGTTGGACTCAAGCCCGCGAGAAACGAATGTGGCTCGCAGTCACATTCTTGGCGGCGAGCGGATGGCGGAACAGCGGCTCGTTGGGGAAGTTGCGTCTGGCCATACGGAGCCAGTTCCGGACGTTCGCCGGGGCGATGTTGACTCGCGCTGAATTCTTCATGAACCCGCGGAACGTGTTCGGGTTCAGGTAAATTGTACCGGCGCCAGGAACCTTGACCACCAGGTGAGGCTTGTTCAGGGGCATGTAGATGACGTTGTTTTCGACGTTTGCCGGTGCGGGCGTGGACCTGTTGGGTGTGTTCGGCATGGCGCGCGCCCGTGGGGTTACGGCACCCGTCAGGGGTTTGACGGCGCGTAGACCGCGCGTGTATGCACGGACGGCATCGTCAAAGTAGCCGACGCGCTCGTTCGCCGCTGCAGCCCGGGTCCGAAGTGCCTGTTTGTTCGCATTTGACAGACCAGTGGCTCGCAGGTTCTCACGGTGTTTTGCAGCCTCCGCCTTTTTGGCGTTCCGCATTTGTTTGAAGTATGCAACCGACCCACCGAGACGTCTGACGAGCACGTTACGTTCCGCGTTCGTGTACATACTCGCGTTGATGTTCGATCCACGACCGCCGTTGTAAATCCGGTTCATCATGTTTTCCAAAAGTTGCGGTGAAGATCTTCTCGTCGCCATGGGTGCCACGGGTGAGGCTGGTGGGATTGCGCTAATAGGGTAATTGGGATTGTATGCGCCGACGGATCTTTTGAGGTTCCGAAATTCTTTTGGGTCCCTCAACCAAAAATGTTGTTGTATGCGATGGTCATCGACTCGGTGCTTTTTACCATTCAGGGAAATGTAGTACAAGTCTCCTTTTTTGTTAAAGTAAACCTTTTTGTTTACACCGGTATTTCGTCCGTTAAACGTCGTACCCGACCGAACAACCTTTGAATTTGTCAGTTTCAGTTTCGTCATGAAAGCCTGATTTGGTGTGCCATTGTATATGTAAGGGATTTGATGTTTAACGAGGAATTTCGGGTCCTTGTTGAATGCGCGTGTTTTGGCGTTGTTGTATTTTCGATGTGTCTCATTCAATTTCAAGCGTGCCTGACTGTTGTGCAACATACCGTATCTGTTGATGTACTCGTTGTTTGTGAGTTTAAGCATCTTGGCGAGCTTTTTGGCAACAGCCGGTGGCACGGGCGGCGCGGCCACGGGAGCAGAAGCCCCACCTCCCGCACGGGCCGCACGGGCCGCACGAGACGCGTGGTTCAGTGTGTTTTTGTGCACACTGAGCACTTTCCAATTTTCGAGTGTCATGTTGATAGCTCGTGTCCGAAGGTAGTTTTTACGCGCCTTCATAGTCTTGAGTGTGTTCATGTGAGCCTTGGCGTTTGTGAGAGCCGCAGATAACGCAGGCGCGGCCGCGACGAGAGACCTCGAGAACGATCTGATCTTCTGACCGGCTGGACCGAGAACGTATTCTCCGCCGCGTGGACCGCGGTAGATCGTACGCCCCTGTGAATTTTTCTGACCGGTATTCATATAGTATTTATCAATAAAATAAAATCACAAGTCACAGTAATAGATGGACGATTCACAAGTCATAAAGTACGCGTATGCTGATTCTACAAACAGGGACGTGACAATCTACCCATCAGGAAGCGAATACACGCTCCATTTGACAAACCCGATAAAGAACATCGCCCGGATCGACCTCGTCGCCGCCAAGGTTCCAAACACAATGTACAACGTGACTGACGGAAACAACTTTGTGAGCATCAACAGTACAAACGTATCCATCCCACCTGGATACTACTCCGCCAACGGGCTTGCGAATGCCATCATGAACGCATCTGGTGGGGATGTAATCACCATCGAGTTTGTGTGTGACGAAGGCAAATACTTCTTTTCGAATACGAGCTCATTCACGTTCAACGCACTGACGACCGAGGCGAAAAAAATGCTCGGGTTGACAAGTGTCACGTCTGACGCTGCGTCGACCAATCCCATCTATGCGAACGACCCGACGTACGGGACGCTCCAGATTGCAAAGTCGACGAGCATCATAGACTTGGCAGTCAACGAATATGTGTTTCTGGACATTCAAGAGTTTCGTACGACGAGTGTCCTCGATGCTAAAAAACTCGTGAATGGTACGACAGAAGGTTCATCCATACGAAGTTCGTTCGGTATGATTCCCATGGATGTACAAGGAGGGTCTATAAAAAATTTCAAGGAGACGAGTGACTACAAACAATACGTCGAGTACGATTACCCCATTGTGAAACTTGACAGATTAACAGTTCGTTGGATCGACAAGAGCGGCAAATTGCTGAATTTCAACGGGTTTGAAAACAACGCATTCACGCTGCGTTTCAAATGCATCTTTGTCAAACCTGACCCACCACCTCCACCTCTGCGTGACGTTGAACTCGACCGAATTGTCGATGCGCTGCAGCATGCCCCGCCGCCGCCGAAACCCCCACCTGAGAAACAGGCGTGGGGACGTTGGGTCATTTTGATTTTGGTCATCTGTCTAATTCTTGTCTACGTGGGATACGTACGGGTCATCAAGCCGCTCCAGGAGAAAATTATCGAGGTGATGGCTCCAAGACCTCCACAGCCTCCGCAGATGAAATTGTTTTAGCTCATATTTCTTTTTACGCGTTTCATGAGAGCGAGATATCCTACCGGTGTGTGTGGATTATGCCACCCGGCTCGAGCGCGTAGCTGCGTGCCTCGCACGTGTCTTTGAATGGTTGTTGCAGCTCTTCGTCTCCGACGCATACCTTCACGCAAAGAGGCCACCACGACCCGATGGCGCGCCTGACGCCCGAGGGCACGTGAGATGAGGTTTTTCAGCGTTCGGTTATTCGCAGTATAATTCTCGTTGTTCATGTATCGAACAATAAAACCAAGGTTGTTGTTGTAGACCCGTGCACCTTTCTGAAGCAACAGACGCACGACATTCACGCGACCCATGGCTATAGCTCGTCCAAGCGGAGTACGTCTGTAAGCGTCTCTTTCATTTATGTTTACATGGTTCAAAAGATTACGGACCGTATTCACATTCCCTCGTTCAATTGCGAGGAAGAGTTGCCTGCGATTATTCATTTGATATTAGTGTATAATATTTTTTTTGAAAGCCTATAGTAAATGAAGTGGCCCGTGAGGTACTTTTCGGGTCTGAGCCCTTCTATGAAATCTACGCGTAAAAAAGAACTCTTGAAACGACGCCGCGGACAAAACCTACTTATTTGCGCGCGCGAGTGCCCGGACATAATTTTTGAACGCATTTTCGTTTTCGTTTGCCATCTTTGACAGTCTGGCCAGGTTCGCATTGGACAAACTCCGATTTATATTCGCAAGTGTCCTGTGGACATTAATTTTACCACCCGGGCTACGGGTCCACGTGATTGCTGCGTGCGCAGGCCCGGTCGGGACGCGATGAGGCGTGGGGCGTCTCGGCGTGTGGGCTCGGCGGGGCGGCAGAGGCGGCGGAGGTGGCAAAGTTTGGACGACGGGTGATTTTTTTGCCACCGGCGATCTGTGCCATTTCTTAGCCTGGGTCCGTACGTGCCACCACATACCGGTCGCGTGCGCCAATGGTGCCCGGGCGCGCCATGCCGCCTCACTTTTGACCAATCGCGGGAATGAATGTCCGCTGGTTTTTTGTGCAAGGTTATATCGTTTGTCGGTCAGTCGATTAAGTTGGGCGTAGAGTCGACCCATGCGTCTGTAGCCAGCCGGTATACTACTGTTTTCGCCTTCGATGATATTAGAAATTTTCGCAATCGCCTTGTTCGCCTTGGCAATCTCGTGGAATGTCCCGATAAGATTTGTGCGTCTGGCTGATGTGAGTGAATTTGGATTCGTACCCATGTTACGAAATTTTCTCTTTATATTAGGCAAAAATCTTTTAACCAGTTTAGATCGACGGAGCCATTGAGCTTCGTCCCGAACAACATTTTCAAATTTGTACCTGCGTATTTTTTTAAAGAGTTGCAGTTTTTTAGTACTCAGTGGATTGTGCCGATTCATAAGTCGGGCATATTCCACCTTGTTTGCATTTGTAAAATTATTCGATACGCCGAGTGCGTCGATTTTACGATCGAGCGCATCGAGTTCTTTATCGATCCTGTCGTATTCGTAAAACGCCTTGATAACACTACGGCGCGTTTCGGGATTCATAATGTATGAACAGAAAATAAAATATGTACCGACCATAATGAAAACTTGGCCGACGCGATATTTTGCAGGGCTCAGTCCCTCTATGAAAGCCACGCGTAAAAAAGAACTCTTGAAACGACGCCGTGTACCGTACTCGAAACTCAGACTCGGTAAATCAGACGTCGGTGCAACCAAACGCAAGTCTCATTGGACTCTGCAGTTTCATCGCATGTACCCGGGACTCAAATTCAACAAAGCTTTGATTTCGAAAAAGACTGGAATTTCGAAATCAAGCCTAAACACCGTGTACGACAGAGGACTTAAAGCGTGGAAGACGGGTGGTAGTCGCCCGGGTGTAACTGCGTCTCAATGGGCGATAGCCCGTGTGTACAAGTTCATTTTGGTTTCAAAGAAAAAGGCACCCAAGTCGTGGTATGCGACCCGTCCAGATCCGGACCAGAATCTTCGTCGTTAGTACACAGACCACGCCTGCTCACGACGTAGTTCACTCCGAAGACGGTTCAGCTCCTTCTTGTGAAGCTTGAATCGGTCAATGGAATCTATGGACGCGTAAACACGCAGAGCATCTCGGATCAGGCGATCCGTTTCAGTGTAATCACCGCGTTCGATAATCTTCATATGTTCCTGAGTTGCATTTCGCTCGATATAATCGCGGACGAAATTTCCGAGATGAAGTGGGATGCGTTCAGGTCCCTCAGCTCGGTCCTTACACATCACCTCGCGAATGTTTCGATCGTTGAACTCGTAAAACTGGTAATCGGGTGTTCCCCAATCCCGACACTCCTTCGGATCGTGGAGCATCAGCATGTTGTCGCACGCACGACGATACAGGAAACACATTGCCATTACGTTACATGGAAATAAAATCTTTATATCATGTAATGCCCACTGTATACAGTCTGCAGCGTCGCCCCGGAAATGGTAGAAATCGTCACGCATTGTATCATTTTTATAACTCAACGAATCACACCATCCCTGCGTTAACACTGAGTCCTAATATGTTTTACTTTAACACCGTACTACAAGGTCAAGCTACTCCCAGCAATGTAAAATTAGAGAGACTTGTCAAATTGTCTGGAGGAAATATCAAAAAAGCAGCTACTATGCTTCGCGGAACTGTACGAAACAGATACAAAAATATTAAGCCTTATATACGCGACTTTGCGAAACGCCAAAATTATCCATATTTGAACAGTACCAATCTAACCCGTATACCAGATAGTCAGATGACTCATTGGCGTCATTACAAACGCTACGCCAACCTCTTGGGGCTTTTGGGGAACAGAGCGAACCCGAGAAGAACTTATTACAACAAAAAACAAATTGCCAATGGTGCTCGTCATCCTCCGGTGAATCGTAATCTTGTTCAGAAGTTTAACCAGTTTTACAGAATATATACACTTGGTTCTCGTGGTGTATCACAATCTAATACGCGACAAAAATTACAGAGATTTCACGAAATACAAAGAAAAATCACACAGAACGCCACGAACGCCGCGCGCGCCACGGGTGCGCGGCGTACCAGAGCGGCAACACATATTCAGAGTGTAGCCAGAGGTATGCTTGCACGAAGACAAGCCAGCGCAGCAAGAACAGCTGCTGCGACTGCTAGAAGAACACCATTAAGATTTAACGCCCCTGCATTTGCCCCACGACGCGTGAATGCTGCTGCGACTGCAAATCTTCATAGAATATTGGGAATCAACGCTTCGAGAAGGTGAACAGTACCATAAACACGATGACGCAAACCAGGAATGCGACGACCCAGTTTTGTTTCGACGGACCGCCTGAACACTTGGTGGACCAGTACCGAAGCGCCTGGTCGTACTCAATTTCAGACTTGTTGAGCTGGGAGTTGACCAAGTTGTGCAGTTCGACAGACCAACGGAACGGATCGCTGCGGTCAAACGGGAGAAGCGCCAGGTTTTCACGGAGGTGTTTGCCACACTGCTTACACGGCAGAATGCTGGGCATTGAATCAAAAAACTGGGTCAAAGCACCCGCCTTTTCATCTGACACGTCTCTGCCTGCACTGAGACATGCCATGTGAATCACTGACCAAAAGTATGGACCAAACGTCGTCGGACAGATGTTCATTTTCTAATGGTGGGCGAGAAAAAATGTGTAAAACGCCGACGCATTCCGAAAAAAGTGTGTCGTGTCCATGGCACAACACGTCCACGACAAGTTTAGAACATCTCACAATGGCGGTTAACACGTCCTCCTACTCTGTCAAGACTTACTCGGAATACCTCCGGAAACTCGAGTCTGATCCCATCACACCGGGTTGCTTTGACATTCATCCGGAGCACCAGCGTGAATTCATCACCAGCTATGACTGGGCCAATGCTCTCATATGCCATTTCATTTTTCATAATCAGATGAACCCTGTTATCTATCACAGGGTTCGTGATGCTAACGGCCTCTCCTATTATGAGAGTCTCGATGGAAAGCAGCGGTCGAGTGCATTCATCCGTCTTCTGAATGACGAATTTGCCTTCAAAAATACAAAAAGTTTTCCTCACCCCGACCGGTCTGTAAATGACATGCTTTCGGAATGTGACAACAAGTACTTCCGCCAGTGGCCGGAGAAGTACCAGAGTGAGTTTCTGCATATGAAACTTCCCGTGACAACGTACGAATTCACTATGGATGAGAAGATGCGGGCCGACTTTTTCGCCGATGTGCAAAAGGCATCGTGTACTCGCATCGGCGAGGTCCTTAACTCGTACAAATGTAAAAATAACCTAATGAAGCTCATCATCCGCGTAATGGATAAGTGCGAATGGCAACGCATCTGGAAGCCAGTAAAAACTGACCGCTACGCATATCTTCAGGTATTTACGTGTATGGCATATCATTTCATCAAGGCACCAGAATCGACCAAGGATGTTCTAAACTCCGAACTTATCGAATGGGTCGACTTGGATGAAGTGGTGGGTGAGAATAAGGCTGAGGAGTTTTCGAAAGCCGCCAAGGATACCATCGATATGATGCACAATATGGGAGGAATTTCGCGAGCGAATTCAAAAAACACTGTTATGGCCTTTTTCTTTCTTATTTTGCGAAAGACTGACCCATCGGTCATCGAGGCAATTGGTACCCGCTTTTCCACGTCGAAAACCCTGGAATTTCCGAATGTCCGTGGAGGGGCCGACCAGGCCTACCGACGGTACATGCACCTCATAAATGACTACGCAGTATGAATATGGGGGTCCTAAAAAAACCTCAGCCAAGAGTAAGACCATGCCATCTCCGAAACGCGAAAACTATAATAACAATAAGGCCTTTGAGAATGCACGCGCAAACTATAACCGTAAAGGTAAACGTTCCGCGAGCAAACCCCTGCCGCATACGCTCGAGGGTAACATCGGACACATGAACAGACTGCTCAACACGATGAATCTCGCAAATCTGTATCGTCTGCGTCTGACGAGCAAAGCGATGCGTAACAAAATCAACGCGTCGGGTGTTATACAGCGTAAGATTCCGGCGGCTCAGCGTGCCGAGGTTCAGAAGCGCGCACTCAAACGGGCCAACGATCCAATGTTTAAATACATCAATGCGTACCAGTGGCGCAACCAGATGTTCCCCGAAAATCGTATTGGTCTACACCCGACCGTTGGTGTCAACAGCCGAACCATGACGCATCATCGCATGGGTCAACACATTCGTAATTTCGCCGGTCGGACGACCCGCGGCGTTCTGTCCAAAAAGTCCAAACACACATATGGTGTATGGGCACTGGAACATAACCAGGGTCGGCCGTACGTTCCGAACAACCGGAACAAACAGGCGGTCGCGCGCGCCCTCCTCGCCGCTTTCCGCAAACGTAAGGCGGCTCGGCGCTAGTATCACTTAAAAGTTGAAGGCGCGTTGTAACAAATGTACAAGTCGCTTCTTTTAGACATTGATGGTGTTATCGTACGTGACCGTCTGCTCATGGAACATGTCAAGGACAATTGCGTCAGGTACGTCGCCGCAAAGATGCCCGAGTGTAAGAATCCGAGTGTCGTGAACAGCGTGATGTACCTCGCACACGGACACACTGCTCGAGGTCTCAGCAAGTCGTTTAAGATGGATACGAGTGATTTCAATGAAAAGGTGTACGACAAGCGACTCATTGAACACCTGACAGAGGTTATCTACGGCACGGAGTTTCAACGGGAGGCGAAGGAACTCCACGAGTTGACTGAGAAGGACTGGAAGGTGACGCTGTTCACAAACAGTCCTATTGCATGGGCGGGGCCCGTTGCTCGTGCGATCGGCGACAACGTGTTGATTGATTGTGCCGGAAGTGAATTCAAGCCTTCAGCTTCTCGATACGCGCAGTTTCCAAAACACATGACGCACATTTACGTGGATGACTCGTTGAAAAACCTGGCAAGTGCACGTTGGTTGCCTAATTGGCACTCTGTGTATTTCAACGAGGGTCCGAAAGAGGACCGTCTGTGGTGTCCCCAGGTCAGTTCCATATGGGAGTTGCTGCTGTACGTCAATTCAGTCGATAAGTGGATCCAAGACGTTCAATAAATATTATAGTATTAAAAAATCACGGACCCGAACAACGAGAGAATGTTATTGTTGTTCAACGACGTGACGTTGACCAAAAATGACCTCGTCGATGCCACAGCTCGTATGATTACCCTGACCCGACAAGAACTCGGACGAGACCCAGAGGTTGCCAAAGAGTACTACGAAAAGGTGGAACACTTGATACGTACCGTGCGTATGGTGATAAAATTTGAGAAACAAATTTTACTAGACCTCGATGTTGACTAGACTGAATCCTCCCTGCGCCCTTCAAAGTACGCCTTCAAGTCCTTCTCCATACGTTGACCGGCGGGTGTCAATCGAAGACTCATCGTGACGTCTGCGATGGGGTCAAATGCGTGTCGTACGAGAACGTCCCAACGCTCTCTGTATTTACGGTCCTCGAAGCGACCGTGCCAATGATGAAGAATCGTCCCTGGGACGTACGAGACGCTGAAATTTTGACACTTGTGTTGGTACTCCATGAGCATAATCTTGTAATTCATGTGAATGTTCCCAGGACAACTGTCTAAAACACGTCCGATCCACGCCATCGCCATGTGTCTGTCACCCGAACCGAGAATGGCCCAGTCCAAAAGCGAGTTTCCCATTGTCCGAAACGCTTTGCGCGTACAGGCCCATGCGTATCCAGGGTGCCAATGCCCGTACTTGTCCGTCTTGACGTAGGGTGTTCCGCTGTCCGCGTGCATGTACCCGAACCCCTTGTCAATCTTTATGGCTTCGTTGTTCGGCCCGAGGTTCACAGCTGTCCGAAACATCTGAACAATGTCATTCGTCTGGAGTGCCTCGATGGTATCCTGGACCCAATCAGGGTTCAGGAACGTAATGTCGGCATCAATCCACGCAACGTATTTCCAGTCGTCTGGAAGGTTTTTGATACCCACATTGACCAGCTTCTCCTTCATCCACACAGGAGTGTCTGACCTGTTTTTGACGTGCTTCCACACTGGAAGTTTGGGGAGTGGCGCTGGCCCTGTGAGTTCAGATACGACGATACGAATCCCCTTGACATTCTTAATCTCATGCACAAACTTGATGAACAATTCTTGACGTCGTTTGAATCCACAGTAATTAAAGTATGGAAGGACGACATAAAGAACGTCTTGGGGACAACATAGTGCTGTTGGCCACATCTATTTACTTAGAAGAAATTAACCACGACGCATAAACGACGCAATCATGTTTCTTACACCCAATGGAAGGCCGTTTACTGATCTAGACCCAGTTTGAACCCTTACTGAACCAAGTTGACCGCGCATGGCTCGGGTTCTGCGTGCGGTTCTGGCTGTGCGCATTCGGTTGACGGCGTGATTGAGCCGAGCTCTGCGGTTTCGAAGCCATTGCTGATATCGGCGTTCGAATTCAAAAGGACCGAGACCAGTGGGACGAATAATATGTATAACCTGGTGAACGAGCGCAGCGCGATGCGCATTATTGTTACGAGGCATGTGACGCCGAGATTCTTCATAGTTTCTAAAACTACGTGAAAGGTTCATGTTATAATGATACGATATTTTTTTCCTAGGACACGTTCCGTCTCACGGGCTGAGCCGCGTAGACTTGGTTTGGACCACAAGAGCCATCGAGACCAGAACCCCGGCTTAAAGCGACCTGATGGACTCCAATTTTCTCGCTTGACATGACGCGTCAGATAACGCAACATACGTTCATGGTCTTTGTGGATAGTGTAATCCGAATATCCACGGAGACCAAAGCTGACTGTTTTTCCATCCGGAAATGTCGCACGCCATTTGTGCGGTGGAGTTGCGCGACTGACGCGAATCACAGCCTTCATACTTATTAGGACTCAAGAATCTTTTCCCCAAAAGTTGGCAAGCACGCCTGGAACAAAACTTTTTTTGGGAATGGGAATAGGCATTGTTACGTTAACAAAATCCACTTGCGTGCTCTCATCCTTCTTACTCTTCTTTTTTGACAACACACGTGTAAACAAAAAACCAAACGCTAAACCTACAAAGAAATCATACATCCTTAGATGTATGAGCTTTAATCTCTATAAGCTTTGCAGACAGGTAAATTGACAGGTCGAGAGCCTCCTCAAGCGCCTCTTGAACCCAGTCATACCCTGAATTCTGCAACAAGCCGTGGCCGTACGCCTTTTTACCTTTTTCCATTCGTTCAGCTATCAAAGCCTTAATCTCATCGTTGCAGTCCAACGGCGTGCCGTTGTCCAACAAATCTTTGTTGTCCAACAAATCTTTGTTGTCCATTTATTTTACACTCACTCGTCCTCCTTAGGTTCAGGGGTAAAGTGCTTGAGGGCCACCTTGTGGGCGTGCACCTTGGCAATCTTCTCCGTGACATTGTACCGCTTGTCCTCCATGGACGCCTGCAGAATGTCGCGGTAGACGTCAGTTTCCTCGAGGGCCAGCTTCAGCTCCTCGTTCGTCTCCTTGGTGTTAGTCTTGAGAACAGCAAGCTTCTGGATGAGGAACTGGATGGACTGCGTCATTTATCTTTCAATGGCACGTTGTGTTTAAGTCCTTTCCGTGGAAAGTCCGACGGTTGCATTTGCGAGCCTAAAAACACCGCATCTTGTTCTGTCATGTATCGTAAACTCACCCACGTAGAACACATTCTCGCGCGGCCGGACTCGTATGTCGGGTCTTTGGCCCGTGAAACGGTCGAGACGTGGGTTGATTTCAAACGGGCCAACGTCTATGTGTCACCTGGACTTGTGAAAATCTTTGACGAGGTACTCGTCAATGCCATCGACCAACACTCGCTCAACCCGAAAAAGACGACACGCGTCGATGTGACTTTCCAGGGTGAAGTGTTTTCCGTTCGGAACAACGGCGACGGTATTCCGAATGGCGTGCACGCTGAGACGGGCGTTCAACTTCCCGAGCTCATCTTTGGTCACTTACTCACCAGCTCAAACTATGATGACACACAGGAGCGTACGACGGGTGGTCGAAACGGCTACGGTGCCAAGTTGACCAACGTCTATTCGTCCAAATTCACGGTTCGGATCCTACACAAGAATCAAAAGTACGTGCAAAAATGGTCGAAGAACATGACGGTGTGTGAGCCGCCAGTAATCACGCAGTTGGCGACAAAGGGTGGGTACGTCGACATTGAGTTTCAACCTGACTGGTCCCGTTTTGAAGGTGGGTCGGCACAACTCCCAGACCTCGTGAAGGTTCTCACAAAACGCGTATGGGACGCGGCGGCATGTTGTCCCAAGTGTCACATTTACCTGAACGGAACGCGCCTCGAGGTGAAGAGTCTCGAGGACTATGCTCGCCGGCACTTTGGAGATGTACCCCTGGCGACGCTCGGGAGCGACATTGTCGTCGGACATTCGACGACGGGCTCGTTTCAGCACATTTCGTTTGTGAATGGTATTTCGACGACGCAGGGTGGGACACACGTTGACCGGTTTGTGAATCAGCTCGTACCCAAGTTGGCGACAGGTATCCGGCCGGCTCAAATCAAGGCGTCTCTGTTTGTGATGATGCGCTCGACGATCATCAACCCGACATTTTCGAGTCAGACCAAGACGGAGTGTACATCCAAGGTGACCACTGAGTATGATTTCAAGCCAAAGTTCATCAAGGACGTACTAGCATCTGGTGTAGGTGATGAACTGACGGCACTTGCAGTTTCCAAGACGGAGAAGGAACTCAAAAAGACGGACGGTGCCAAGAAGAATAAGATTACGGGCGTTCCCAAACTGGATGATGCCAACTGGGCCGGAACGGCAAAGAGTCACGAGTGTACCCTCATCGTGACTGAGGGTGATTCAGCCAAGACGCTCGCGGTCGCGGGACTGAGCGTCGTAGGCCGCAACGCATACGGCGTCTTCCCGCTCCGGGGGAAACCTCGGAACGTTCGGGACGCTAGCGTAAAACAACTCACCGAGAATGAAGAGTTTTCGAACCTCAAAAAGATTTTGGGTCTTCAGCATGGAAAGGTGTATACTTCACTGCGAGAACTTCGATACGGCCGTTTGATGATCATGACTGACGCCGACCTGGATGGGAGTCACATCAAGGGTCTGGTGCTCAACATGATTCATCACTTTTGGCCGAGTCTGATTGACCTGGGATTCCTGGTGGCGATGGTGACGCCGGTGATCAAAGCGGGCAAGGAGTGGTTCTTCACTGAGGAGGCGTTTCGGAACCGGGCCGATGCGGTTTCCTCCGGAAACGTCAAGTACTACAAGGGTCTGGGAACATCCACCTCAGCAGAGGCGAAGGAGTACTTCAAGATGATTGATCATCTGACGGTCAAGTTTACACCGGATACGCGAACGGGTGAGTCGATGACGCTTGCATTTTCCAAGGCTATGGCGGATGCACGGAAAGGATGGCTCGTAGAACACATGGCGACCACGCCGCCGGGTGTAGAGTACGGGAGTGTAAAGTCTCTCACAGTGACTGATTTCGTCCACAAGGACTTGGCCAACTTTTCAGTCGAGGACATTAAGCGTTCGATTCCGCACGTAGGGGACGGACTCAAGCCGAGTCAACGCAAAGTGATTTACGCATGTATGAAACGTAACCTGGTCAAGGATGCCAAGGTGGCGCAGTTGAGCGGGTACGTCGCCGAACACACGGCGTACCATCACGGTGAGGCGTCTCTCCAAGGGACTATCATCGGCTTGGCTCAGAATTTTGTCGGGTCAAACAACGTCAATCTGCTCGAGCCGAGCGGTCAGTTTGGAACACGTCTGATGGGTGGGAAGGATGCTGCGAGCCCTCGTTACATTTTCACGCGATTGGCTGAAAAGACGCGTCGGATTTTCGACCAGCGTGATGACCCAGTACTCAAGTACGTGTCAGAGGATGGTCAGAATGTCGAACCGACATACTATCTGCCTATCGTGCCGATGGTACTCGTCAACGGTGCAGAAGGTATCGGAACGGGCTTTTCGTCGTACGTTCCGCCGTACGACCCCAAGGTGGTCACGAAGAACATCCAGCACGCACTTCGTGGCACGGCTATGGAGGCGATGAAGCCGCACTTCAGGGGGTTTACTGGAACCGTGGAAAAGACGGGCGAACACACGTGGACTCTGACGGGGACATTTGAGCGTCAAGGACCTCGTATTCACGTGACTGAGCTACCTCCAGGCAAATGGATCCAGGATTACAAAGAGTTTCTGGATGGGCTCGAGGTCAAGTACGAGAATCATTCGACTGAGAACAAGGCGGACTTTTTCGTGTGGACTGATGTCGACGACCACAAGCAACTTGGGTTGGTAAAAACGATTCACACGAGCAATATGTATCTCATTGGTCAGAATGGTGCTGTGAAAAAGTATGCGAGTCCAGAGGAGATTTTGGTCGACTACCTCGAGATGCGTCTCGCACTGTACAAGAGACGAAAGGCGTACCTGGTCAAGGAGCTCAAACGTCAGGTGAATGAAAACACGATACGGGCGCGTTTCATCACTGAGGTGGCACACGGACGTCTCGAGATTTTCCGACGGACCCGAACAGACATTGAAGCAGACATGACCCGTCTCGGATTTCCACACGAGTTGCTGGTTTCGGTCCGGACGTATCAGTATACCGCAGAGGAAATCAGTAAGGCGTTGACATTGGTAAAAAACCTCCAGAGCGAGCTTGTCGCACTCGAGGCGATGACCGTGTCGAACCTGTGGAAACAAGATCTTGAGTCTTTGTAGAGGATGAACACGGAAGAGTTGATTCGTGAACTCATCCCACCGAATGCATCACCCAGTGAACAAATTCTACTGACGAACCGGATTTTACAAATTCCACCGGAGTACATTGAGTACAGACTTCCAGGCACCCCTACACGAGAACAGATTCTCGCGTTGTACCGTGAGTTATTGATTCCACTGAGGCAACCCGTCACGGTGACTCCACCAGGACCACCCGCCACTGTGACTGCGCCTACTGCTCCAGCTCCTACGAGCCTGACGGTTCCTGGTTTTTACGGACCGTCTTTGACGTCAAACATTCTTTCAGTGTACCTGACACAGAATGCACCCATTCTTCCAGGTATGACAATCACGGGCTTGGCGGGGATTCAGAGACGAGTCATTGTTCAGACGTATACATCCAACGTCTATGGTGATGTCATCATCAACCCCGGTCCACCTTCAATTTCGTTTCCGTACGTGGCTTTGGTGACTGCGACAATCCTAGGGGAAGGTACCGTTCCAGTTGCACCGAGTTCGATACTTCAATTGACCTTTGAGTTTGAAAAGGTGGAGACAAAAACGACCGCCCACGGATTCCGTGGTCCGCTCGTGTCCGGAAATACATTCAGTGTCTACATCGTCGATCAGTTCACGGGTCCGAGACCACAAAAAAAATGGAAAGTGACGGGGTTCAGTGATCCGAGTATGCTCCTCGTCGACGTTTCAGGGAATATAACAGTGACGAAGTTTGTTTCAGAACCAGGGACGGCGAATGTTCTGTCGGACACGATAACAAAGGAACAAAAGTATATCTACAGACTCGATGTCGTGACAGACCAAGCGCAGTTTATACCTTTGCCGAGTTCCAACGTCCTCTTGACATTCAATCGACCAAACGCAACAATCGAAAGTAAGTACTACTCGTTGTATGACCCGAAAATATTCGATGCCAGTGCGATAAAGGGCCAAACCGCGGACCTACGTGACCTCAATTCAAACGTATGGACAGACGTCCCAGCGCCTCGTGACGCGCTCATCGAAATGGCTGGACGTGGGTTTGGAACCGGTGCGCTCACAGCACTCGCAGCCATCGGTGCACAGGAAAAATACATGTACGGAGGCGAGTCACTCTGGATGCCAAAAATAATTCAGCATACACCGTTTGCAATCACACAGCGTTTTCTTCTTCCGCTAAAGTCCGGAAATGAAAAGTTTCTCAAGTCGACGCGAACATTTACGGTTGACATTCATCCACGTGAATCGGGCGATCTCTTGTCGAACATGTATCTGTCGGTGTCTCTTCCAGCTTTGCCTGCAGGGTACGACTACACGCCACTTGTTGGACGTGCAATTATAAAGAAGGCGGAGTTTCTGATTGACGGTCAACCCATCGAAACATTGACGGATGATTGGTACATTCTTCGTGATCAGTTGTTCCTTGACGCGGACGAGAAGCTCGCCATGTACCAAGCGACGAGTCTCGGGCAGAGTGAATCGAACGTCGTTCCAGCGACGGACGTTGTTAAGATGATGATTCCATTGGACTTTTTCTTTTGCCGGCGACATAGCGATCGTAAAATTGGACGTGAAAAGCTCGAAAAGCCATTCTTCCCGTTGTGTGCTATCCTGAAACAGACAGTCACGATTCGATTCACGTTCCACGACTCGACGTGGATCACGAATGCCCCGGCCGATGCAAGTGGACAACCAATCGACATCATCAACCCGAAAGTTCTCATCGAGGAGATAACACTGAGCCCACGTGAACGTATTTATTACCAGAGCCGTGAGTTGAACTATAAAGTAAATCGTGTGTGGGCAGAAGCTGGTCAGCCATACTCAAAAGGCAAGTCGACTATGAATTTAACAGCAAATTTTCCAGTGTCTATGATTACTTGGTTCGTACGGAATCAAAATTACGAGAATGAACAAAATGCAGCATACTACAAGTCGCGTTATCAATACGGGTACAGCACGGATTACATTCCAGCTGCTGTACCTGTAACGTTCTTCAACGGCGTCACAATTAATTTTTTGGACATTATTCAATCAGCAACCTTGTACCTCAACAATCAGAATGTTCTTTCAAACTTTCCAGGTGCCCTCTACTACAGCTACAAACAGGCTCTCGACCACGGTCTTTCGGTGCCTACAAAGAGTATATACATGTATTGTTTCGGAGACAATCCCAAAGAGTACAATCAAGAGGGATACGTCGATTTCAGTAAACTCAACTCACAGACGACGCATCTGGATCTGATTTTTGATCCGATTCTTTCACCTCAGATTGAAAAGTCTTATACGATGTACCTTTACTATTATGGATATGTCCCTCTTCAAATTTCCGGCGGATATGCAAGACTCCTTTCTCAGTGATGTAGTCGACTATACCATTCACTATGCACCAACGAATGAAATTCAACTGAGCGACCGTCGTCGTAAACCCTTGAAACTCTATCCGTTCCGTACGACAAAACGGATCAAAAAACTTTTTCGAATAACCATCAAGTGATGACTTGTATGCCACGTGGACCGTAAACTGACGCCCCGTGGCCGTGGTATATGTCACGTTCGTCTGACGAGAATAGTTTGTCACGAACCATTCGAGGTTCCTGAGAGACACTCCGCGTCTGTGTTCTAGAATATCTTTGAGTTGTTGGGCGTGTTCCGGGACTTCAAAAAATCGCCGGAGTGCCTCGAGAAGGAGGTCACTCCGCGTCGCCATAACGAGTTAGCCTCGTTTATTTTTAAGTCTTATTTACGAGTCATCATAAAAGCTAAAGCTCCACTCCCCAGAACTGTCAATACCAATGAGATGATAATCCACCAGAAGATGAAGTTGTCACGCCAGTCATCCTCAATGGCACACTCACACTGCTTCTTCTTGAGGTCCGGAATATAAGAAAGGATTGAACCCAGGTTCACTAGACCAGCCAATGCGAGTATCATCATAAGAGGTACATTCTTTACCAAAGTTGGCATAAGTGCTCTTACTACGCCAAATACAACAAGTATAATCGCATAATACTTGATGTACTCACGACGCCAGTCTGCACTGCACTCACATTTCTTTTCGAGTTTGTTAATCCATGAAAGAACAATACCATTGAATACAAGTCCTGGTACAACTGTGAGTCTGGGATCCATTATATATCTATTCGAGAATTTTTTCCACGTTCACATGCTGGACATCCCGCGAGAAACATCGGAGGCAAACTGTGTGTATGTACCGGCGTGGGCGCCATCAATGAGAGCTGGGACCTCGCCGGTACAACTACGCGTTGTACCGGCTTTTGGTCTTTGTGACAGTGACAATATCCTGACCCATCCTTGACACCGCGCTTACACTTTTGCTTTGACGACTTGCTCAATCCGTGGCAGACGTTTCCGTTCCATGCACTCGTCGAGTTTTCACTCGCCGTTCGGAGCAGCTGTTGCAAAGAAATGTCAAATGTACGACTGATCTTTTCAAGAGCTGTTGACATGCGCTCGATGACTCGGCGTTCCACCTCCGACTCAATCAGCTGAGCAATCTGTTGTTCCATGGTTTTTCATGGCTTGGAACTTTTATCTCAGTGTACATCAAATGCCAAACTCCCCCAGAACAGCGCGCCGTCTGGCCGCTGCACGCTATTATGCCAATCAGGCTGCTGCAACTCGACGAGCCCGGGCAGCTCGTCTCATCCAGGCACGCGTTCGTGGTATGCTGACCCGCCTGCACCTTGTAAACCCCCACACAAACATCGGTCACAGAGCCATCATGGCAATGTTCAAACGTCCAAACAATATGCGTGCATACGGCGCTAACATTCGCGCCGGTATCCGTCACGGACCGGAACACTATGTTGCCCCGAGAAGCACTGCACTCTGGCGTGCAAATGCCCGTGCAAGTGGAATGTCAGCAGCTGCTAGAGCGAGCATGAGGGGAGTAAACGGTCCTCGCGGAGGTGTGACCAGACGTACCCCTTCCCCGCGTCGCAACAACAACAACTTCTACGCCTAAGACTTTCGAATGAAATAGTTTGAGATTGGGGGTGTCGTCAGGAAATCCACAGACTTGAATATAGTCTGGAATGGATTCGCACCCACCAACGGCTCGAGCAAATCACACACAGGCTTGACTAGCTGATGTTCAAAGTAGTACACGTAATCAAGAGGAATTTTATTGTCCACGACCCACGACGGGTCTTCCGCCTTGTCACACAGTAAACCAGGAACCTTTGTGATGAGAAAAGCGACGCGATCGCCATTTTGAGGCTCTGACCCTGGTGAACGCTTCTTAATCTTGTCACGGACCTCGACGTGTGGTACACGTGTTTTGTAGTCTGCTCCGAGCTGTTTCGACATCATGAGTTCCTTTGAGTCCACCTTGCCTTTGAGGAGCGTCTTGGCAGATGTCCGTGCGTATTCTATGGCAGGTCGCGGGTCTTCAGAATTAAGTACCAAATCCAAAAGGTGCTTGAGGACGCCGCGGACATACATACACGTGTCACGCCGAACCACTTGCAGACCCTTGACATCGATTTTCTTGAACACAACGCGAGATGGTTCACCATCTCTCCCCGCTTTCTTTTCGTACATCTTGGCCGCGTAGCGCTTCTTGCTGTACAAAAAGTATGGACAGTACACCTTTTCCAACTCCAGATCATTCGGTGCCTTGAACAACTTGGAACACTGCTCGGATGCCAACTCACCCTGTTCCCACGAATAGTCAATCGCATCTTGTCCCTTGCGTCCTTGGACGTCAAACTCAACCATCACTGAGTCCGTGTTTTTCACCACCATCTGGCCAACTCCAGCCTGAAACGTACCAGCCTCTGTCTCAAGATCATATACGTAACCATCCCAAGACTCGTGAAGAACCTCGAGTTTTTTGATCGCGGTTGGGTTTTTGCGGAATGATGACTTTGTCCAATTCAACTGTGTTGCATTGTTTGATGGATTGTAATTTAATGATACATTATAACCAAGTTTGGTGAGTTTGATGTAAACTATCTGAGCATCTTTTTGAGTTAGAGTATAACATTGACGCTTAGGGTATTTATTATTGATAGTCTCTTCGTTATCGAACGTCTTGAAAAATGGATCATATTCCCCGTTGAAACTAGATTCATAGCCATCTGGTTTTCCAGTCCACGAAGAAACATCCACCGGGAAAGAGTGAAAGAGTTTCTGTCCAACCTGAACATCCTTGGGCTTCAAAAGTTCTATGGACGGACTCAAAAGTGAGTGGTCCTCCGTGACGTCTACGAGACCTGTGTGAGTCAATACACGGTATATCTTCTTGTTACATTTGTGTCGTACAACCCGTTTAATGGGCTGCCATCCATTATGCGTCCATGCCTCTATGTCATAGACCGCAAGCTGTTCTTTGTTCTTACCCTCTTTGAGAAATCCTGGATACGCTTCCCAACAATCTGGAGAATAGAGTTCGTCGATAGTTTTCATTTTGATTATTCCTTCTTCGCGAATCATCACGGGCGTCCCAGGCATCACGGAATCACCATACCTCACCTTCGCACCCGGGAAATGCTCCTCGACGTAGTTCTTCGTCTCGTCAATCATCTGTCGACCACGCATAGTCACCGTCGACGCGATGGCGACGCACGGAAGCATGCCCTTCGAAGCACCCGTGAATCCGTAGATGGAATTCATACTGATTTTGTACGCGAGCTGCTGACCGTTGTACACCGCCTCCATAGGTGTTCCTTCTGCTTGTGCCATCAGTTTCTTCGCCTTTTTGCGAAACGCGGCAAGCTCGTTCAGAATGGCAGGTAAGAGACTGGGAACCGGAAGCATGGTTCCATCTTCCGCGCGAAGCGCCTGTGCGAAACGATACGGCCCGTACTGTTCGTAGACGACTCCCGGGACGTTTGCAAACCGGGGGTCGATAACCAGGCTTGAATAACACAAGTTATGAGCACGCATGATACTTGGATACAGACTCGCAAAATCAAGGGCGGTGATTGGACCATAGTACGCACCAGTCTGAGCATCGAGAACAGTTGCCCCTTGGTATTTCTCGTCGCCCGTAGCTTTAGAGTACATCGTCGGAATCATAAATCCCAACTCACGCGCCTTGCGTGCCAGCTGTGAAAACACCTTGATTTGCTGACCACGCTCACTCAGGTAACTCAAAGGCACCCACGTCGCCTTGGCCATCTCGATCAAGTTTTGAATCAGACACAACTTTTCAGAGATGCGATGCGGAAGTTCAGTATCCTTGATACAGTAGTCCGCCACCTCGCCGAGTTTGTCTGCGTCACCCTCGCGAAACCGGGTAAACATCTCCTTCACGGGCATATCAATCTTCTGATCCTTGAGGAACTCCTTCGAGACGTTGTTCAGTGAATAAGATTCCAATTTGTGTTCACGTTTGATATCCTGAAACATGTCAAATACGTACCGCCCGAGCATAGGAACCATCTTCAGGTCATTCGAGCCTAGAGCATTCGATGCCAGGTGTTTCACGACAAGTTCGTTTGGAATACCGCGCAGACGACCCCACATGTGTGCATCTGGCCCAGCGCCCGTGACGACTGCACGCGTGTACAGATACTCCAAATCGAAGCCGAAGATGTTCCAGCCCGTCACAATGTCTGGGTCGAGTTCACGGAGGTAGCGACCCAATCGCTCGAGCATCTCACGCTCTGTATCAAACGACTCGCACTCTGGTCCGCTCGTCTGCTTCACACAAAAGCATTTGCGGTCTAGGTACTCCTGATGCCCAAATGCTTTTGTGGTCACAGCCACCTGGAAACACACGTCCTTCTCCTTGAATGCGTTTGGAAACGCACCCGATTCAGAGTACGACTCAATATCGAGGCTTGCGATGCGCAGAGGTGCAATGTCGTCGCGGTCGATGGGTTTTAGGGTTCGCCAATCAGCCACGCATACATCAATGTCGCATGATGAATCGTGTCCAGGGCTCGCGTTCATTGGTACTTGGACCCACCCAGTCGACTTGATCTCTGAACGATGCATGAAACGCAAGACTGGGTCGAGGTTCTTCTCGTACACCTTGAGTCCTCGAGGACGACACTCTTTCATTTCAGCGAGCGTCCGAAACCCAAGTTTCAGAAACGTATACTCCTCCTTGTTACGAAACCCCCAAAGATCTTTGCGTCGAATGACGGCTGAGCTCCAAGGGTTTATTTCCTGGACCAGCGCTTTTGGACTACGATCGGGCGGTACCTTGACGAAAAAGTACGGCTCGAACGGTGTTTCGACGTGGACAGATTTTCCATCCTCCGTCCGTCCGAAAATATGAATCACGTACTCAGAGTCTGTGTCCTCGCCGTGCCACGCAACAACTTGGAAGCTCGCCATACGTTTTTAGGGTTTCTAAACTTTATACATAATCATTCCTCACCATACGTTGGACGAGGTCCTGAAACGAAACCTTTGGCGCCCACCCAAACGCCTCGCGCGCCTTGGACGAGTCGCCGATGAGAATGTCCACTTCGGCAGGACGGTAAAACTCGGGGCTGATGCGAACGAGCACCTCACCGGTCAGCAAGTCCGTACCGTACTCGGCGTCACCCGACCCGTGCCACTCGATACGTTTGCCGATATACAGGAGTGCGAGTTCAACAAACTCACGGACCGAGTGCGTCTCACCGGTCGACAGCACGTAGTCATCTGGGATGTTCTGTTGCATCATGCGCCACATACCCTCGACGTAGTCCTCGGCGTGACCCCAGTCGCGCTTGGCATCCAGGTTCCCGAGCACAATGGGAAACTCACGCTTGCCAATCGCTTTGGTAATTTTACGCGTCACAAACTCTTCTCCGCGACGTTCGGACTCGTGGTTGAACAGGATGCCGTTGCAGGTATACATCCCATAAGACTCTCGGTAATTTTTTGTAATCCAGTACCCAAAAATCTTAGAACACCCGTACGGACTTCTAGGGTGAAATGGCGTGGATTCAGTCTGTGGAATCTCACGAACCTTTCCAAACATTTCGGAGGTTCCAGCTTGATAAAATCGGAATCGGTCAAGTGGATATCCACTGAGACGAATTGACTCGAGCCATCGGAGAACTCCGACGGAGTTGACGTTGGCAGTAAACTCAGGCTGCTCAAAAGAAACTTTAACATGAGACTGTGCAGCCAGGTTATAAATCTCAATACGCTCGTAATCACCAGCAGCCACGTCGCGAATAATTGTAGCGAGACGCGGAGAATCTGTAAGATCACCTCGAATGACCTTGAGACCCTGAATGTGATCGATACGCTCGCGTTTGTGTTCGGACGAGTATCGGACGAGTCCATAGACGTCATAGCCTTTCGCGAGGAGAAGCTCGGCGAGGTATGACCCATCCTGACCAGTGACGCCACTGATGATGGCTGCGCGATTCATTGAATAAAAAGCCTTTTATTCTTTTAAGTGAATTCTTTACACGCGAGAACAAGCTGGGCAATCTGATCGGTGGTATCTTGTGATATATTGATGTCGGTCTCTCTGGGGTGGTCAAAACCATTGCGGCGGCGGCCATCATCCTCGGTGAACGTATCGGACATGTATTCATCATATGCGGCTTGTTCCTGTTGCACTCTAGAAAGATTCCATACAAGTAATTGTAGCAGCTGCGCCTTTTGGTCCAGTGTGAGTCGTCGACCAGCCTTCCAGTTGCCCACGAGCTCCTGCATCAACCAGTAGAACGCGGTCACATTGTATACGAGCGGGTCGAGAGGTTCTTTGGGAACATACTTTTCTATGAGGTGTTGTCGTAACCCAGGAACGATAATTGTGTCCCACACAACCTTCTCCATTATTTAATAACATGTTTTTACTTCTTTACGTGCTCGAAAATAAAATGTTGAGTTCAATAAATGCCAACCGCTCGTGAAGCTTCTATTCGGAGAGTCGCTAAGGAACTCACTAAGAGACACATGCGTAATTTGTCGTATGCACAACTGGGTCCTAGTGGTATTAGAAGTCTAGTACACCAGGAGTTCCTGCTCGCACGGATTAACATCAATAAATCTAATGTAAATAAAGCACTTCCAAACACTTGGTTCACGAATACGAACTTTAACAGATGATGTGTATAGTATTAAATGTCAAACGTTGAGGACATATCCCGTCTTTTGCGTGAAGTGGTCCTCCCACGCCTGGATTCACACGAGGCTGAATTGTACGAGCTGCGATGCGTCACCTGGCCGGTGTGTCAGGCGCTATGGGACCGTAAGATGCCGTTCATGAACATCAGTATGAAGAAGCGATTCTTCAAGTTTCTACACATTGACGAACTGCGACGCCTGCTCAAGTCAAAGGCGCTTTTTGCAAACATCAATGACGTGTCACTCGACCAGGAGATTCAGATGCTAACTGAAATAAAGGTTACGACGGCTTAAAATGAAATGTCCAACGATAAATCGTTGTCCAACTATAAATCGTTGTCCAAAGTCATTTCGTACAGTTTATGGGGTTCCAGAACTATGTTTCTTCATGGCGCGGTGATGAACGCGAAGCAGTGTCGTGAGTTTTTTCCAGATTGGAAGGTTCGCATATATCATAACGACAGTGTTTCAAATGAGCTTCTCACGGAGCTTCGTGACCTAGGCGTCGACACAATTCGTGTAGAATCAAACGGCACATACGGCACATTCTGGAGATTTCGACCTTTGTTTGAAAAAGGAGTTGACCGTGTTCTTGTGAGAGACGTGGATTCTCGAATCACGTGGAGAGATATTAGGTGTGTTAACGAATGGGTAGACTCTGGTAAAAATTTTCTCGTTATTCGTGATCACCCGAGTCACTACGATTGGCCAATCATGGCTGGAATGTTTGGTATAAGTGGAGGCTTACCAGATTCAATTAATACTATAATGAATAAATACGCAGTTATTCACCAGTATATATCAGATCAAGTGTTTCTTGCTCATCACGTGTGGGATTATATGAAGATGGATGTTCTTGAACTCGGGTTCAGGGAACATGTGTGGATGTCTGACACATGGACGGTTGACAATCATATGGGTATAGGTTTTGATGAGAATGAAAATCCTAGAAAGGAATACGGAATGATGTGCGACGAATGTATTTAAGAATTGGATTCTTTTAGAACAAATGCTGTACATGATGTACCCTCAAAAGGGGGCTGGGTTTGCAAACATACTCATACATTTGTGTGACTTTTTCAAGACTCACCCCGACGGAGTCGTACATGAATCGATTAAAGACTATGAACTCGGTCGTTGGCTCACGTTTCATTTTCCATTGACAGATCGAACCGATCTTCCAGTGTACGAACCAAAGATTTACATCAATCCATACACCATACGTGAAGTTCATCCTCTTATTCGAAAACTGATCAGTCCTTCACCAGAACTCAAACAAGTACTCGATGGACTGCACGTTCCAGTCACTGCTGGCATGCACATTCGCCGAGGTGCATCATCAACTGACAGCCGCGTCGTGGTACAGAAAGATACGGATGTGTTTGCAAACGATTGTGCACTCGAGGCATTCAGAAAAGTATACAAACTCCATGATTCTGTTTTTCTTGCAAGCGATTCCCCTGAAACGAAAAAGTTGTTTCCAAATGCAAAGACTATTGACACGACAATTGCAGTCGTACATGATGAATGTCCGAATGCACCGACGAACGAACGTCGGAATATTTTTGTCGACTTTTTCCTATTGAGTCGTTGTCCCAAGTTGTACATTACCGGTGGAAACTTTCCGCAGTTGCCAGGTCTTTCGACGTTTGGATACATGGCTGCAATTTACGGCGGTGTGCCGTTTGAAGTCATTTCAAATTCGTGATAACCGGGGTTTACCGCAGGTCTGATTCGGTGTAAAAACGTCGTCTCCTTTGGGCGAAGTTTCAAAAGTTCAACAAGCCACATGAACGAACTATCAAAACCATGATATTCGACCGCACGTTCTATCAACGTCGAGTAATCAAAAATGTTAGTCGACTCGATCGGGAATTGTTCCTGACCGATTCGGATAATTGGAAGGTTTGTTTCTACGTTGATGCTACTGTACCGGTCAGGGTCATCATGTACGATTATGTACTTGTCACTGCCAATGTGTTCGATAGCTTGCCGGTACATACGCTCCTCCTTGTCGCGTGATCGAAGAATAAAAAAATCAGAACGAAGTATATTTGGGTCGAGTCCTGCATTTTTATAAAAAGAGGTGCACCATTGAGAATCAGCATTCCACGACGGGTCATGAAATATACCTGTTTTGATAGTTCCTGGTACTCGTTTGTTCCACGCGTCATGATCGTCATCGACTGCTACGAGAGTGATGCTTGAACCGAGATCCCGGTACATATGTTCAACCGTGTGCATGTACTGTTTCTTCACATACGTGATGACGTCATGCGTCTTTGCGTAATGACGAATCATACCATTGCATATGAGGTTGTCCCCGAGTCCCAGGTGATTCAGAACACTTATTGTCTCGCGAGAGGGTTGTTTGTATTCTGTGTACTGCTTTTCTTCCGCGATACGAGAGTCTTTGTTAATTTCACGTTTCAGTGCAGCACGCTCGTCATTCGTCTTGTAGACGAGTCTTGCGAGACGTACAAAGTTAGGACCAAAGTCTTGTTTTTTCTCGCATATACGAAGTTCGTTTTCGACATCCCATAGCAACCCATTCACCTTTTCGAGATGGGACGTGTCGTGTGTGAGATATTTCTCGAGCATGTCAAGTTCATTTTTAACGTTCTCAATCTTCTTAGGGTCGCTGAAATTTGCCAACTTAATTTTTAGTATGGATACTCTGTCTGTTATATCACCGGGCGAACACTCCATATAAAGAGTTAAGTAGTCTCCTTTTTATATGGCTGGTCAGATAAATTTAGGAACAAAATTTGGGAATGAAATTTATAATATATGCATGCGGGATGATGTCAATGTGTGTGTCGACATAGGTGCATGGAATGGGTTAGGGTCAACAAAATGTATAGTACAAGCACTCGATAACAAAAAGAAAGGTCATGTGTTCAGTTTCGAAATTGATACTGCAATGTATGCAGCAGCGTCTCAGATATGGGCTGGAAATCTGTACATTACACTGTCTAAAAGTCGTCTCGCGGTATCGATGATGACGATCGACGAGGTGAAAAATCACCCCAACTATTCCAACATTTCAAGTCAGAATTGGATGGACTGGTACGCAGGTGAACTTGCAAATTTCGACAATTCAGACGTAGGTGAGTTACCAGACGTGATTGATTTCGTCGTGATTGACGGAGGTGAATTTTCGGGTTCCGGTGACTGGAACGCAGTCAAGGATAAAAATCCAAAATATGTGGCACTCGATGATATTTTCACTGTAAAAACGTCACACATCATAGATGATTTAATCTCGTCTGGTTTATGGGATATTAAGAGCCAAGGGGACGACAGGAACGGCTGGATTATTCTTCAGCGCAAAGAGTGATTCGCGTTTTTGTACCAATTGAGGGTGACCCATACGCGCATAGCAAGAACCAGGGAGTGAAATATATTGAAACCCATCATATGTAGGTAAAAACTCTTTTGGGCAGCGAACAATAGGAACACACCCACACATCTGAGCCTCCCAAAACCTGTGTGTGTCAATTCCGTTCCCCATGGGACACATCACGTACTTGTAAGCTGCCATTGTCCACATATAGTCTTCAAAATCAGTTCGTTCGTGCAAGTCACTCACGAAACAGCCTCGTTCGTGTGGGTTATTGTCCAGTGTAAAGTTCGCGTATACCGTGTCCTTCTTAGGAACAGCCTGAAGTTCATCTTTGTACTTTTCACAAAAGGCAATCTTACTCGGTGTATCCTCCAACCCGATAGAAAGATGTTTCATTTTTGGATGCGCCGTGCACAGGTTTTGAGCACGCCATTCAATAAGCTCGTGTTTCTCCAGGATTGCTGAGAGCTCTTGATCTGTAAAAAATGTACTCGGTGAATAATCACTCAGCCCAGTCACGAGAATATAAGGTTCTGTTCCTCTGAAATCTTGAAAAAACTGACGAATATAATCAGTTTTGACAAATATACTCTGACGAGCTCTATATGTAATTGAAATTCCAGGAGTGTACACAACGTCACACTCACTTTCGTGACCCTTCTGTGTACAAAACATACAATTACCAACTCTTATATTCTTTATAAACCAGCTGGTCATCCAGAAAAACTGATAGTTAAAAATGTAACGTCATATTCTTCTAATGAAGGTTCTTGTCACTGGAGGAACAGGGCTGGTTGGGCGCGCTCTGACTGCTCTTGAGGGTATCGAGTGGATTCCATTAAGTTCCAAAGATGCCAACCTATGTGAAGTACAAGAAGTTCGTGCGTTGTTTGCCAAACACATGCCATTTGATGGTGTGATTCATCTCGCTGCAAATGTCGGGGGTGTATTCAAAAACATGGCTCAGCCAGTTCAAATGTACGAGGACAACATGCTCATGAATACGAACATCCTTCGGGTTGCACATGAGTATGGAATTCAGCGCGTCATGTGTTATCTCTCGACGTGCATATTTCCCGACCCAGCACCAGGCTACCCCATGACACCAGATATGCTTCACACTGGTCCACCTCACCCAAGTAACCAGGCGTACGCGTACGCAAAGCGGATGGTTGACATTCATTGCCGGGCATACCGCCAACAATACAAACGCGAATACTTTTGTGTCGTCCCGACGAACATTTACGGCCCGCATGACAATTTCAACCTCGAGAACGCCCACGTCATTCCGGCACTGATTCATAAGTGTCACATTGCGAAACGCGACGGAAGGCCGTTCGTCGTCGCTGGCGATGGAACGCCCCAGCGGCAGTTTATTTTCAATGATGACATTGCACGCCTGACTCTCTGGGCGTATCAACACTACACCACGCTAGACATTCCAATGGTGATGTGTCCACCGAATGCTGAAGTTCCTCTTTCACATGTCGTAAACCTCATCGCCAAGGCGTTTGACTTTCGAGGACCAATCGTGTATGACACGACACGTAGTAACGGTCAGCTCAAGAAGACGGCGGATCACACAACACTCGATTTTGAGTACACGACACTCGAAGATGGAATCCAGACGACAGTCGAGTGGTTTCAAACCACATATGACAAACGTGTCTAAGTGCGTCAGAATGGCTTAAAGTTTTATCACGTTGTACTATTAGAAGCGCCCTAGTAGCTTAGTGGTAAAGCGTTTGTTTTGTAAGCAGAAGACCGGGTGTTCGATCCACCCCTGGGGCAGGCCCTGTGGCGAAATTGGATATCGCGTGGGACTTCTAATCCCGAGACTGTGGGTTCGAGCCCCACCAGGGTCGCGTGGTCCCATAGTATAATGGTCAGTACATAGGACTCTGATGAAAACGGACTTTTCCGCCCTAGTGGAATCCTGAAATGCGAGTTCGAACCTCGCTGGGACCTAAAACGCTTTCGTAGCTCAATCGGTAGAGCACCCGTTTAGTAAGCGGGAGGTAATGAGATCAAAACTCATCGGAAGCAATGAATTTGACCTGAACATGTCGTTAAACTATTCACTTCTGACTTTGGCGCAGTGGTAGCGCGTCGGATTGTAGCTCCGCTGGTCGGGTGTTCGAATCACCCAAGTCAGAACGACCCGAACAAGTCGTTAAAAGGTTCCCCATGCCCTTGTAACTCAATCGGTAGATTATTAACCGTAAGTGACAGGCTGTTATTTATAGTAACGGCAGGAGACCTGTAAGTCGTGCGTTCGATCCGCACCGGGGGCGATTTTTTAAGTGTCTAGCTCCACTTAAAAAATTGTCTAGCACTCTATGGGCACAAGACAACATGCGCAAGGGTGCAAAAAACGTGTCTTGAGCTCGTCTAGAGACGACAAACGTCGAAAGTTCATCTCAAAAACAACCATGGCCTCTTCTTCCTTTGCTCAGATGTTCGACGAGATTCTGCGTCGCGAGCTGACTGCCGTCCTCGCCCGTGTTGCCGAGGGGGAAGGTCTCGAGCTTGAGGAGTTGGTCAGCAAGTATCTCCCTGAGGACGTTGTGCCGGCAAAGACCATCGCCGCCAAGGCTCCCAAGAAGAAGCGGTCTGCAACCGTGTCCATCAACCCGGAGCCCACGGAGGTGTCGATAGTGAAGACGGCCAAGTGCACGTCGACGACGGCAAAGGGCAAGCCGTGTTCTCTCAAGGCTGTTGACGGCGAGTGTATGTGCCGCGTCCATCTCAAGTCTGCGAGCAAGCCGGCGGCTCCTGTCCGCGTCCCTCGCGGTCCGGCGACTGGACCCGTGAAGAAGCCCACCGGAGACGAGGACTCGGACGACGAGGAGATCATGCCCGTGAAGAAGCCGAAGAAGGTGAAGAAGACGGAGCAGCCGAAGCATACTCACGGCCTCGACGGCGAGACCCACGATGACTGCGAGCTGTGCCAGACCCACGGGTCGGCGATGGCGGACACGGACGATGAGGAGGAGTTTGAGACTGTGATGTCTCCGCCTCGCACGATCCGTGAGCGTCTGGCTCGGGTCGCGATGACGGAGGAGTACGAGGACGACGACGAGGAGGAGGAGGATTAGTAGGGATGAAAAACAAGAAGTGCAGTGACCCCTAGTGTAATGAAGAACATACCCGTTGTTATCACCTTTTGAGTATTTGTCTGTGTCTGCGTCTGTGTTAATACAGGAATTGGAACAATCACGTGTCTCTCTGATAAAGGAGGGCTCGGAAGCTCAGCGCGACACATAGGACACCGTGTGACGTAGCACTGAATATGTACTTGTTTTTTACAGCACCCGAGATGAACGACCGTCCCCATCAGCGGTTCGAGACACACCGGACATTCATCCATTACTCTAGGTGTACAAAAATTTTATTTCTAATAAAATCCTCAAACGTCATCTCGAACGTCTCACCCGAATTGTCGTCGTATACATACCACGTGTCTGAATCGTATGCGTACACGAGACCCTCACGGTACACTGTACGTTTCTTGGTTTCGGTGACAGTCACGGTGACTCGCAGACCGATGAGTTCACGAAGAGAGTTTTCAACCAGCACGGCGTTGGAGAGTACAGAATCCATTTCTAAAAAGAAAATGCGCCAAGACTTTAATGTACAAACAACCTCTTCCGAAGCGTGTGTTTGCAGTCGATGCGTCGTCGCTCACGTACGCCCCCGTCGAAAACAGCCTAGTGTACAAGATAATTCATGCCATTCCGTGCCCTCCGGCGCAACCAAAACCCTACGTACCAATCCTCCTCGTTGAAGACATTGTGACTGTGATGAGACGTCTGGGTGCATCAGACGAGGAGATTGCCGAAATTCGTCGAAAGAATCATTACGTTTACGTGCCACCACGGAAACCGGTACAAAAGAAGATTCACAAAAAGAAGAAGGTGGTCAATGACGACCTCGACAAGGTGTTTTCGCAGTTTGCATCCAAACCAGCTGTCAAGAAAAAGGTTCTCAAGGCGGTTGTGAAAAAAATCTAGTTAAATGTAATGGTGGAGCGAATCCAACGATTATGGCGCGCGAGGCGCGTCTTTACGAATAATCAGGGGACGTGGAAAATTTCAAAACCAAGCGTCGTGTCAACAATCTCAATTGTTAAATTCCCAGTTGATTTAAATGCGATTTTCCTGGGTGCGCCACGTGGGTTCACAGAGGTGATGGGGTTCAAGGGTGCAGGACAAAAAGCGTCGACGCGTTACGTTGGTGGTAAATGGATCGGAGATTCAACGGGCGCGACGCGCGTCGTGGCAAAAAAGGGACCACAGACAGTGATGATATCAAAAGGTATAGTCACGGTACTCGGAACAGGAAATCCAGAGGCGGCATACCTCGCAATTGCAAAGAATGGGTGGAGCGCGAAAAACCTGGTCCGTGAGAAGCCAACGTATCGCAAGGTGGATGGTGTTTTTTACATAAATAAACCGTTCGATCTACTCGGTCTCGATCAAGAGTTTCGTAAACTGCCCAAGACTATGGTTCAATCAGTGAGTTATCATCCAGAACTCAAGAGTATCCCGGCTGTGATTCTCAAACTCAAAGACCCACAATGGACCTATCAATTTTTTGAGAATGGAACAGTTCTGTTTACCGGTATCAAAGACCCTAAAGAAGTCAACGAACCAGTCAAGCTCTTTAAGCAGTTTTTCACGTCACTCGGCATGAATAAGTCTGTCGCCATTGCAACCGAAAAAACACCAGCGCTGCGACGACCGGTCGCTGCGAAGAAAAATACAACGAAGCTCGCTGAACGATACCCGCTTGCAGGGACGTGGAATAGCCTTCGTAAACCCTACGCTGGATTTTATATTCGACCTGGAACGAACGGCAAACCACGTATGTACCCATACAGATTCATGCGTCGCGAAGTTGCAACTGGTGAAGTGCTTAACGTGGGCCCTATGAACCTTCGAGCTGTTGGACCCAAGGTGGCCAAGGCGTTCAAGAATATCAATCGTCCGATTCCAAAAGTGACGCTCAACGCCTTTGCATCTGCGGGTGTTAAACTCGAAAGTCCAAAGACAAAGGCTGTTGCTGCGCACGCGAACCGTCGTGCCCCGAGTTGGAACGCCACGAAGAATGGATTTTACGTGCGTCCGGGAGCAGGTCATCAGCCATACTGGTTTGCCATTCCCAAGGGTATTGAATCAGGTCGCAAAACTGTCATTTCAGCGTACTCAAAGGCGGGTCGAAACATCCCTCCGGCGGTTCGTACCATTTTCAAAATCCCAGCCTCGGTCACCGTAAACGTGAAGCCGAAACACATCATCGAGGTGGGTCTCAATGGTGTTCTTCGTATCAATGGGCGCCAGGCGGTTCGTCTGACTGTCCCTGAACTCGTCGCCGTCGCACGTAACATGAACATCGCCGAAGTTAATTCCAAGATGAAACCCGTTGATATCATTCAATGGATCCAACACAAGAGTGGTCTGACTGGTAAAAAGGCGAATAAAAATTTCAATCTCAACCTGAACGGCACAAAGTATAGACTTCTCAACAACGAGCGCGTCGAACGTACGGTTGGTAAGACACGAACGACGCGAAACTGGTCCACGATTCCAATTGCAAATCAGAACCGTATCGCCAAGGCGTTCCTGAACAAGTCGTACCACGAGGCGTACAATTTGCAGCCACGGAACAAAAAATACTGGGCATTGATGGTGTATAAGAACTCGCTCAAACCCAACACACCTTCAACCGCGTCGTCGGCTTCGTCCTCAAACAACAACAACAACCTGGCAAACTTTGCTGCAAACCTCGAGGCGAACATGCGAACCCAGCAGCACAAGAATGCATACAAGGCACTCGTCGGAAACTATTACCGAAACGAAAACGCCAACAAGTTGCTGACTCGTCTGGGCAAACTGCCTGCAGGTGCCAAAAAGGCGAATGTGAATAGGGCCATAAAGACGTTTGCGAAGGAGGCGGTTATCAAAGCGCGCCGGAACCTCATCGAGGCGAATTACAGGGCGAAAATCGCCGTCCCGAATTGGCTTCCTATGAACAAACGCAACGCGTACAAGAATGCTTTAATTGGTACAGCGCTTCAGGTGAATAACAAGGGTAAGTATCCAACACAGAAAAGGGTTCGTGAAGGGATGCAGGCGTGGGTCAATGCCCATATCCCAAAGGTACCCACGGTGGCGCACACGAAAGAGAATGCAGTGACAGGCGCGACGATTCACGTACCGGCTTGGAACCCACCGAAAAAGGTTGCATTCAACGTTCCTAAACGTCTGAGTCCGCCGCGTCCAGCTGCAAAGCCCAAAGCGGCGCCGGCCAAACCGAAAGCGAAAAAGAACACGTCAAAGCGTCGCCTCAATGTCAATTCAAACAACGCCAACAACATCGGGTCCGCGATGATTAATCTGGGTCTCAACACTCGTGGGGCTTACGCCTGGAACAACCTTGTAACCGCCGGTATGAACAAAAAGTACAAGAATGCATGGGCCAGACAGACAGCGGCTTAAGAACCATGTATCATTACCGTGTATGGAGCAGAGCCTTGTGCTCAAGAAGAAAAATGCACTCGAAAAGCGACGTAAAACAACCGCCACAGTAGGCGGTACTTCAGAAGATATTTATAGGGATGTTATGGAATCAAAGTTTCGAAATCTATTTCAGTCAATGTACAAGTCGCTCGTTACACCAGAAAGCACGTGCGAACATTGTGGGTCTAGGAAGTGTCTTCAGCGTTGTCATGCAGGACAGACCCGAAAACAGATTGGTCTTAAGGCTATCAGAGACGCACCCGTGAACAAGCACGGTATGCGTTCCGTCCATGACATCCTTGTCAACTTTGTTTCGTTGCACTCGAATGAACCGGTCAAGATTTTATGTCAAACGTGTCATAGGAAGTTTGACGCAAAACCAAAGGAAAAGGGACTTTCAGTTGATTGGAGAATTGAAATTCGTATACGACAATCAGGAAAATCAGCTGGGAAAAGTGACAAGTATTACCATGCACCGGATGGAAGGGTGTTTAGGAGTTACGTGACTGCGTGTAATGCGCCAACCGGGTGCCGCCCCCGGGTCGCCGGCTCATAAGACCGGAATGTTGAACTGTTACACTATTGGCGCAAAATAATAACGTCTATTGTCTTTAACTTAAAAGCTGTCACACATTGAACAGTAATGGAGCACGATGAGCCACCGAAGCTTGAGTACATCAAGGTTGAGGGACCCGATGTGTTCTTCTACTGTGACGTGTCCGTCGAGTCTGTAGCTGAGTTGTGTGCAGCAGTCAAGAAGATTGAACGCGATTATTACGAAACGATTGTCCGTGTCCATATTCATAGCGACGGCGGTGACTTGCACGCAGGGCTCGCCGCAATGGACTTTTTCAAGTCCTTGCGGTCGCGTGTCGTGACCATCGCCGAGGGGATGTGTGCGTCGGCAGCAACGTTCATCTTCTTGGGTGGTGATGAACGTATCGTGAGTCCTAACGCCTACCTGTTGATCCACCAACTCGGGTCTGAATTCTGGGGCAAGTACGAAAACATGAAGGATGAGATGTACAACTGTGACAAGCTCATGCGACACATGAAACGCATCTACCTCCGTGAGACGAATCTCCCAGAGGAAAAGCTGGACAAACTCATGAAACGCGACCTGTACCTTTCGTACAAGAAGTGTGTCAAGTACGGAATTCACTCCTCAGTTGGGAGTTCGTAGAGACAAGTCACTTCGTGACTTGTACGGAAAAAATGTTACCTTATACCAGATGGACAAACGAACTGCCCTCTTTTTGTTTGGGTGCATGGGTTCGAGACTCGCACTTGTATGGGTTGCAAAGACTCACCCAGAGTTGCTCAAGGTGATGGGTATTTTGGCGATTGGTATTTCAATAGGGTTCATGTACATTTGGGCAAATGGACTCAGAAAGACTGGAGTCGAAACATTCGGTGAAAAAATTTGGTGGAATGACCTGCGTCCATTACACTCACTTCTGTGGGCACTGTTTGCAGTCTTGGCACTCACGGGGAATGAACACGCGTGGAAGATTTTGCTTCTGGATGTCACGATTGGGTTTGGTGCATGGGTTAATCACAGACTCATAAAGTAATATTGTCATTAAATACCATGGAGACTGGAAAGTGCACAAAATGTGGACGGCGTCATCGTTTGGTGATGCCGTGCAAATTATGTACCGGGAAATTTTGTTCAGGGTGTATTCAGCTCGAGGTTCATGCGTGCCCTGAACTCTCCGCGAAAAAGGCGCTCGAACTTGAAAAGTTGTCCAACGCAAACCCTGTTGTCGTGGCATCGAAGATACTCAAAATTTGAGGGCACGGACAAGTCGCGAAGCGACTTGGATTAAAATTTGAGGGCACGGACAAGTCGCGAAGCGACTTGGATTAAAATTTGAGGGCACGGACAAGTCGCGAAGCGACTTGGATTAAAATTTGAGGGCACGGACAAGTCGCTTCGCGACTTGGACTAAAATTTGAGTCCCTTCTGCAGCACAAGAAGAATCAGTAGGATAATCATCCCACCGAGAAGCAGAGTCCGACCCGTCTGTGTGTCATCTGGAAAGTCTTCTGGGGAAACGTAGTTTTTGGCGTCACCGACGATAATCTCACGTCCGAACGTCGTCGAACCATCATCAAACTGGTACTTGCGTGCTGGATAAAGAAACGATGTGGCTGGATGGATACCACCCGTCTTGAGGTACATGTTTCCCGCGTCGTCAAGTTCGAGTTTGTTGAAATGATCTGTGGGAACACCCGTTCTGGGATTAAACTCGAGCATCGCAGGGGACTCGGGTCTTTCTGGGCCAGACTCTAGAGTACCCTTGTACCCACCGTTATACGAAACACCAAACGTCTGAGTCAATGTGTATGGGTTGATACGATTCATGCTCATGTCATCATTCAGGAGTAGGCTCGTCATTATCTAGTGTTGACTTAGATTTTATTGTCGAGTCGGCGTACCGCCTCTCCTGAACCTTCACCTTGTGTTTCTCCCACATCTCGTCGAGGTCGATATTCAACATGTGTGCCAACTGAAAGAGGTATGAAAATACATCACCCATCTCAGTCGTCACATCCGTTCCTCGATCCTTTTTGAGTCCCGTTTTCCGAAAATGACGCTGATACTGTCGAATTGCTGAAGCGAGTTCACCAATCTCTTCTGTGAAAAGGAGCCAAACCGTGCTCACTGGGGCCTTGTCCCATCCCTTGGACCGGCAGAGCTCGAACGTCTCATTGCGGTACTGATTCATCGTGTTTTATTAACGACCTGTACCCTTATGTAACCCGAACCACAAGATGATGAATAATGTGATCATCGTGAACGTCTCGACGGCGCACCGAAACTTTTCAGTCTCCATGTCTGACATGTTGCGTCGGCTGGACACGACGGAACTCACCAGGCGAGACGCACGGTCCACGATGAAAAAGAGCAGGACACCGACGAGAAGTTCCTCGAACCGTTTCATCTATTTTCTACGCAGATAAAAATGGACCTGGAGGAATCCCAGTGGCGAAAACATCTTCCCGTCGTGGCGGTTACCCTTGCTATCGTTGCACTGACCTTTCAAGTGATGGTTTTATATCCTTGGCATATTCAGCTGTCGAGACAAATTTCTCGCATCAAATAAGGGATGTCACTAGCACACGTGCTTGCAATGTCAGTTGCTGAAACATTTGGCAACGTTCACCTCAAGAATTATGCAGCCAGTAACAGCCATCACAACTTGTTCTGTGGTATTGCAGGGTACTGCGGGGTTTTGTATTTTCTGGTTCGAAGCTTTGCACTCGGTGGGTCGCTTCTCTGGGTCTCAGCAATGTGGGAAGGGATGATCACAGTGCTGGGAGCAGGGTTTGCGATTTTTGTACTCGGTGAACGGTTCAGTCACCCCATCCAGTACTTTGGTATTTTTCTCGCTTTTGTGGCGATGATACTTGTTCATCTCGGTGATGATATAATGGCTAAATTTCAATGAGTTCTGCCGGCGTTGATATTCATATTTGTTCTCGGAACTGCATTTGTCCCCTGATTCATGGCACCGAGGCCATTTGCTGCCGTTGGTGCACCTGATGGTACAGCACCAAGGTTCCCTCCGTTGCGGCGCTTCTTGATCACATATATGACAACCCCGATGATGATCATCACAAGGACGAGACCACCGACAATAAGACCGATGCCCAGACCAGAGGATGTTGTTTCAGTCGTGACAGAAGTGTTTGATGTTGGCGTACTCATTGGAATGGGACGGCAAACTTATCATTGGCTGGCATTTTATTTCCGTGCGTCGTCGTGCTCACGGGCATCGCCAATGGGACCGGGTTACGAGTCACGTAGTCCATAAACGAAAGCTGCTGAAGAACACCAGTCTGAATGGTCTTTGTCGCCTCCTGGACAACAATGTCGTTCATGCGTGCCACCTGTGCGCTCACACCAGAGTATGGATCTGCTATGTTGTGATTGTACACCCGAACCATGAGAGCCTGTAGGTCACCGTCGCTCTGACGATCGATGTTCATGCCGGTTTTCGAACCGACATTCTTGACGATTGTGCCGTGCAGATACTCAATGTTGAAGCGAGACAGAAATGCCTCGCTCACTGGCGTCTTCGGGGGCATATAGTTCGCCATTACAGTTTACGGAGATAAAAAATCCTTTGAGTATGTGTTTCGGAGTGAAAGAAATTCTCATGATAATACCAGACCAGAATGGGGTTTATATATTTAATAAAAAACACCATAAATTCTAAATGTTATGTAGGTCAGACTATACAAAAAAATGTAAAAAATAGATGGAGAGCTCATAAAAATTTACACGGCACCATTCTATATTATGCATTTGCAAAACATGGTATAACCAACTTCGAGTTTTCGATTATTTCCGAGCTTCCGAATGATCAACTCGACGAGAGGGAAATTACTGAAATTAAAGAAAGAAACTCAATATCACCAAATGGTTATAACTTGGAAGCTGGTGGAAATACAAATAAAAATGTTCATATTGAATCCATGTCTAGAATGAGAGAAGCTAAACTTGGAGAGAAAAACTTCAATTTTGGAAAACCACGTACGGAGGAAACCAGAACCAGAATTGGACTGGCTCACATGGGACTAACACATACAGAAGAAACGAAGGCTCTTATAAGTTCAAAGAAAAAGGGAACCCAAGTCGGGGAGAATAATCCATTCTTCAATAGAACACATACACCCGAGACGAAAGCCAAGATCGGTACTGCAGTCGACAAGTATACAAAAGACGGCGAAT